ATCCCTTTGCGGCTTCAACTTTAGCCAAGGTCAATAAAGAACTGACATCTTTTTCAATATTTTGTGTAACAGTGTATTGGTCTCTAGCGATGTCCTCAACACTCATATCTTCAAAGGCCTTTTGGTTTTCTAATAATCCTTTTGCAATTGTTGGACTTAGTTCATCTAACGCTACTTTTGTGTCTTCAAGACCCATTTTTTTAGCAATAGATTCTGGAACATCGATTACCATTCTACCACCTTCCATTTTGGAGATATTGGTAAGGAATTCTTTTTCTTTTTCGTCAATTTGTAAACCTGAGGATAATAACGCGGTTGCTGCAGAAGACCTTTCCGCAGCTTTAATTGCGGTTTTAGACATTTCTTCCATAGTCATATTCAATTCACCACCCAACGCTTTAGCCTTTCTAAGGTTTGCACCTGTGATTTCAAATCTACCTAATTCGGTATTATATGTTGCTAAAGAACCCGCAACACCAATCATTGCATCTTGTAATCCACCAGCATCATTTGTTGCCATGTACATGAGTTTAAGTGGGTCATTGAAGTCTCCTATTGCTCCACCTATCGCTTGTAATTCCGCGGACAACGCAATTGCTTTATCGGGGTCAAAAAGACTTTCCGCTAAACCTTTAACTTTTTCAATATTCAAGTTAAATTCAATGGATTTTTGAACCATTCTTGTTAGTCCCTCGACACCATTTTTAAATCCAATGGTGTTCAATTTATCCATATTAGAACTAACTTCAGCAACTACTTTTCTAGCGTTTAAACCTAAAGTTAATGAACTTTTACCCGCTCTATCAATTTCTTTAATTGCATCTTTTGCTCCAATACCAACTTTATCAAATGCATCAATCGCTTGAGATAATTTACTTAAATCACCATAAAAAGCTCTCGCAGTTTTTTGGGATTCAATCAACACATCTTTACCAAATGTGGTCATTTTACCGGTATTCTCAACCATTTCAACCGCATAATCTCTAACACTTTCAAAACCAAAAGCCATTGAGGTTGCCGCTGGTAAAGTATCTAATATATTATCTCTTAAACCTCTTGATAAGTCCCCTGTAAGACCAAGTTTTGCATTTACTTCGTTTCTTAAATTAACTTCTTGTGCTAAAATTTGATTTACACCTTCTCCAATTTTCACAAGTGAATTTCCTAAAAGGTTTGTAACCACTTTTCCAAGGTTTCCTTTAGCGTCATTAATCGCTGTAAACATACCAGCAGCAACATCACTTATTTGAAATATAGTGTCTTCTGTTTTTTCTAATGTTGAAAAATCATACATTTTCCCACTCTGTGAGATGTTTTGACTACTTAAAGCACTGGTAATAAATCCTTGTGTTGCAGCACTAGGTGCACCTGTCAAACCACTACCTGTATTTGTAGTACTTGATGATTGTACTGGAAATTTTCTATTGAGTTTGTTTAAAAAATCAGAACCTTCACTTGTTGTTGCTGAAGGATACGCAGAATTAAAATTCGCAATAGCTTCTTCACGATTTCTAGAGGTATTTATAATTTGGTCGATAGTTATTGATGCCATACTTATAAATATTATTTAGGAGTGTTTTCCATTTCAAGAATATACCCCACATAATACCTACGTATAAAAACTGGCATTGTTAATATATCACCATAAGTAAAACCCTTTTTAATTAAAAATAAAATTTCATCTAACTGACCTTTCTTATAATCCATAGAAAGGGCGAAAAAACTCCACCCCGAAGCCGATTTCAACATCGACATCTTCTCCTGACGGGGTTTTTACTGTTTTTAATAAATCTAATCCTGGTTTATTTTCCTTTACAAATTTTTTGAAATCTTGGGAATCTTTAATTGGTAACCTTTCAACAAAGTTGTGGATATTCATCATATCTCTGTTTCCAGCAACAGACTTAATCATCATCTCCAATTGTTTAGTAACAACAGGTGCAACCCCTTGTCCATTCCAACTTTTTTTCAATTCCTCTAAATCTTTTTCTTGTTTTGGTGTTAAAAATTTAAAAGTTATACTAGATTTTGATTTCTCCATAAAGTAAGGATATTCTCCATTGGAATCTGATTCTAAATTAAAATCTTTAAATTTTAATTCACTCATATCAATAGTTACAGTAAAATCAATATTTGTTTTTGGGTCTTTTAAATGTAAATTATATTCGGAACCAAATGCGGTATTTCTTAGAAATATTAAAATAGCTTGTCTATCTTCTTCAACAATATCTTCAATTTGGATATCTCTATCTAAAATTTTTCTTCTTAACAATTCGTCAATTACACCGTTTGTTGCAATTAAATTTTGTGCCGATAATATATTTTCATCCGCAGCCGTTAGATATGCAACTTTAAGTGACTTCTTTTTATTTTGATAATGTATACCTCTCGAAGGTAATTCAACAACATCATACGAGATTGTTGGGTCAACTCTAAATTCTTCCATATTTTTTTATTTTATAACTACTATAATTTACAAAAAGTCATATAAAAAGTAAAGGTCTCCTTTTGAGAGACCTTTTTATTGACAGATTTTTTATTATTTGATTAGTAAACTAAAATACATCTATCCATTCTTAACGAACAAGTAATTGATGCTATATCATCTCTTGAGTAATCAAGTTCGTTAAAGTTTAAGTCGGTAATAAAAGTACCTTGAAGAATCCATTTTTCAACCACAACCCCCGTTGGGTCTAACATTTCTAATTCAATGTCTTTTTTATATCCAGCTGCGTAACCCATACGACCTGTAACAGATTCCGCGTGTAAACGGAACCACTCCATCAAAGCCTGTGCTGCAGATGGACCAATCGGGTCTTTGAATGTTACTCTTATTTCGTTCCATTCAAATCTACCAGCAACATATGTTGATGTATTGATAAAGGGAATCGCAACTGAATTAATTTTTGCACTTGGTCTAGCACTTGAGGTTACATACCATTCATTAATACCCAAAGATGAAGGGAATCTAAGTATGAATCGGTTAACTCTTTTCGGTTCGTATGGAACCGGCATTTTCATTAATAAATCTGCCATGTCAATATTTGTTTTTTAGTTTTTTTATTTTTAATCTTTCCTATAAATATGTTGTATATGAAAAAACAAAAAATTATTCTCAATCACTTGATTATATCAAATTTTTTTCGTATTTTTTCCATACTAGTACTAGATGCTAGTAAATATAAAACTAGATTAGATAAACTAGAATTAAGATAACTAGAACTAGAATACTGGTGCATATACTGGGTAATTTATAATTTTATATTTTTTATACTTTTATTCATCATGTTCCACGTGGAACATAAAATAGGGAGGGTTTCCCCTCCCCCTTTTTATTAGATATTATCAAATGATGCTCCTGTTGGTGTGATTATGAACTCAACATCGATGAATTCAAGAGCTCTTGTTGGTTTAATATAGATTTTACCTCTTAAAGTATTTGCGTCAATGTCCTCAGGGTCGTTTGAAACCGTTACACGGAATTCATACAAACCTCTTTCTCTCTTGATTGCGTCTAATATTGGGTTTACCAATCTCAAGAACTCGTTACGAACTTGGTCGTCGTTTTGTTCAAATAGTAATCTTACCGCCACTGCTGAAATCAATTTTCTTGCTCTCAATAGTAATCTTCTTACGTTAATTCTATCCAAAGCCGATTCACGAACCTGTAGGGTTTTATTACCCCAAATGATTGTACCGGTGTCAGCAAATGTTGCAATTGGGTTAATTCTAGCCTTGTACAGGTCGTCTCTTTCATCAAGGGTTAATTTCTTATAAGCCTTAATTGAGTTAACCAAACCTCTTGAATAACCCGCTACAGCGAACCATGGGAAAGATACATTATCGGTTAACGCGATATTTCTTAAAACTTCACCGGTAGGTGGTAAGTACAATTGAGTTGAATTATCTGCGTCTCTAACTTGTATCCAAGGCCAGTATGTTGCCGAATAGTTACTATCGATTGCAACACCGTCCAATGCGTCTATTATTTCATCTGATGAACTGTAGTTTGGTGAAGATATTACATACAAAGAGTCTGCTCTATCTTCCTCAATCATATCAATTGCGTATGATGTAAGTGAACTGTGGTCATAGAAGTTTATACCAGGTGTTGCGAAAATGTTTACGTCAACAGCCTCAGGGTTTGCGAAGGTGTCGATACCTCTTGTGTATGCGTAGTAATCAGAATTACCTGATACAGTGCTAAAGACACCACCATTATTTGTGTTACCACTTGTATAGGTTGTTTTACCAAAGATATAACCATCACCATACGTTCTTACGTTTCTATAAATGTCCCAACCATCAAAACCACCACAAGCCGCGAATGTGAATTTACGGTAGTTAATGTTGGTTAACACGTTATCGGTACCTGTTTGTCCTTCTAAATCATAAGATGTTGTCAAGAAGGTTGTACCTGTTAATGTGGATGCGTTTGTTGATAAGTGGAAACCTTTAGTCGTTCCAGCCGCAGATGTTCCTTTAAACTTAAATAAATCTCTGTCGTATGTTACTTGATTAGACAACGATGATAATCCAAAGTAGGTTCTTCTAACTTTATCACCTGATGATAATATAGGAGTACCGTCCGCTTGATATCCTGTTGTGTTTCCAGCTGTATAATATTGTGTTTTATACATTACAGAACCAATCGTGTTGGAACCAAAAGATGTATTATTTGTGTAACCCTTAAAACCTGCGGGATATGCGTCGGTTGGGTGATTATCCGTCATAGACAACATGATGTATCTTGAACGTAATTCATACTCACCATCTGATGTACCAACTTTTTTGGCCACATATCCAGGTAGGTCAGGGTTCATTGAACATCTTGAGAATTTTTCAAGTACTACTAAATTATCGTCAGTATCGTTAAAATCACGTACAATTAAATCAAATTCAGCGGTATCAATATTAATGTTGATAATTGAAACTTTAACTTCGTAGTTCGCCGTTTCACCATCTGAAACTGTAATTACATCAAACAAATCAGAAACCTCACCACCTCTAACCTCAGATACAACTGTAGGTGTCATAGGTGTGTCCCAAGAAGTTAAGAAGTTATTGTTTTCGGTTTCATATACCTCAGTTAAACTTAAACCTCTAATGTAACCTTGTTCGTATGCTCTTAATAGATAGTTAGGATATGTTTCGTACACATAAATTGGAACCTCACTTTTCAATTTATCATATACATCAGTACCGAATACTTTAGTTACATATTTTGATGAAGAAGTATCCATACTACAAGTGTATGATTTAGCCCCACTTGTTGCACCTGTAACATTAACAGTAAATTCTGCTAAAGGATTTGTTGTTATTCCTGTACCTGTAATTTGGAAATTACTGTTAGTTGTGGTTTCTAAATTTAATGTTTGTCCAACATAAGAACCTCTTGACCTAAAAGCCAACACAACTTGTCCATCATATTGGGTGTTTAGTGTTCCGTTATATGTGTATTTAGTAACATCAAAAGTTGTTGTTCCACTATTGTATACAAACAAATAAGAATATACTTGTGTACCCGCTGTGTTACACAATACATTGTACCATTCTTTAGTATTATTATTACTTGCGTTATCCAAACCGGTTAATGGAGATACCTCTTCAATTGTTGATGTTAGAGATGTGGTACCAGAAGATGGTACATTACCTAACACAAACCATTGTCCATGATTTGATGAAGTGTTACCACTAAAATTAGAAACTATATAATCAGTAATATAGTTACCATCTACCGATATTTTATCTGACAATTCACTATAAATTGTACTTGCGGTAATTGTGGTAGTGGTTGCTGACATGGTTAAACCAGTTGTTGTTCCACTTAAAGTACCAAGTGTTACCCCACCTATTGTTTGTACACCAAATGTTTTAACAGGTTTGTATCCTGTTAAACCCAAAATTCTTGTAACAAATAATTGATTAGATTCTTCTAAATAAGATTTTGCGAAGTAAGGTAATTCATATCTTGGGTTGTTATTCCCATCTTTCAATGGACTAGTTCCACCAAAATATGACCTAAATTCGTCAAAACTTGTTATTAATACTGGTTCGAAAGCGGGACCTTTTAAGGTTTCACCCACCAAACCTAACGTGCTCACCCCAACACTTTGTGCTACGAATGTTAAGTCTTTTTCAGATGTGTACACACCCGGAGATACAAAAACTCTATTTGAATTTGCCATTTTTAAATTGTTTGGTTAATTAATTTTATTTCTTTATCAATAAATATCTTTGTTTTTAGCAAAGATTTCCTTGATTTTTTTTAAAATGATACTTATAGATACTAATTTATCTTTTAGTATCGATATTTATCTTTATTATGGAAAAACCCTTTAAAAACATTAAGGTAGGTGAAAAACATCACGAAATTTTAAAAGAGTATTGTGATAAAAATGGATTGAAGATTTATAAATTAATCCATAAGTGGATTGACGATAATTGTAAATTACCAAAACAAAATGATAGTGCAAAAAAAAAGGATATCTACGGAGATTAATTAAAAGTCGAACCCGTTGTAAAAGTGTATTCGTATTTTGACCTTCCTATCGTATCGATATTAACATCTTTAAATGATGTTGTACCTGATAACTGATTGTAATTTTCTGTAATAGTATATTCGGTCGTTCCCGATAATTGATTTCTCTCAATAAATAATCTTACGGATTGTGTAATCGGGGTACCTGTTGTCACTAACGAATCGGTAAAAGTAATTTCTAAAGTCTTATCGACTTTATACTGTGATGTTGCGGTGTAGTTTGCAATAATCGACCCATTGGTATATTCACTTTGTATTGTGATGTTATTAGTTTTTCTCTTAACAGGATAAATTGTTCTTAAATCGGGCTCAACCATTGTGATACTCCTATTGATTGCTGGTGAAACTTCAAATTCTTCATCATCAATTAAAAACCCTAACATGGTAAATCCATAATTTTGAATATAGAATCTTCTACCATCAAGTGTATCCATTGGTGTATTATCCTCAATTCTGTCCATTACAATTGGAATATAATGTCCTTTAACTCGTGTATACGCTTGTCTTGATGAGAATTTTTGTAAAACCTTTTGATTGAATTTATTTATGTCCCTAAATTTTGTACATACGATTGTTACATCAAAACCTATGTCTACCGCAATAGGTTGTGGTATTTTATAGATATCCGCACCCATTTGGTTACCGTCCCATGTTGGTACTGACGCATAGAAAAAGTCTCTTCTATCGGGTATTGTTCTTTGTATAGATGGATTTGTACCTAATTGTACATCCGGTTTTCTAACCACCGCAATGAAAGGAAGTTTTATATTACCATCCTCATCAGAAAAAGACCAATTATTTGTATACTCAGACCATCTTTGAATTGTTAATATTTTAGGTATTGTTGGAATTTGGTCACCATCAGATATAACTTTAAAATTTTCTTTAACGAATTCTAACATCCCTAAATCCAAATCATCATGTAGTATAGAATCAGGAAGAAATGTGTCAGATTTAATTATTTCTTCTAACAATTCTTTTCTTCTACCTGTGATTGCAGGACCATCCGTATTTTGGTTTACACCATATACTTTAATATCTTTTTTTCTTTTTGGTAATCCCATAATTAAATTCCTCTAAATTCAGATTCTTGTGCAATTGCACAAGTAATTGTTCTATAGTGAGGTCTAAACCCAAACATATTATGTTTATTATCCGAAGTTACTTTACCATCGTTTACGACCGTATAATATCTAATCCTTTCTTCAGTTTCAGGATAACCAATAAAATCACCATACCTTATATCGATGTTCATTTCTTCCAAATGTTTGATGTATACAGAGACAACCATATTTCCCGGTTCTAAGTATCTGTTTACACCTTTTGTGTAAGAAGTATTTTTTGGTTCCTCAATTTTAACCAAACCATAAAATTCTGTAGGTGGTAAAAATTTAATTTGGTCTTTACCTACCTCACCATAAACATCATCGGTGTCGGTTTTTTGTCTATCAACCCTAAATAGAACTAATTTCATACCCAAATCACCGTGCAGGTATTCTTCACCCATCTGAACATTTAAATCAAAATCAGATTGAGAAAAGAATTTACTTATTCTGGTAATTGGTAATTTATTCTTCATTTCCTATAAATAGTTCATTTATTGATTCTATTTTATTATATTTAAGTTATTGTATGCAGAGTAAAATTCCTGAGATAGAGGCAAGGGAAATTTTATCCACTTACGAGGGTTTTAACAATCAGTTAATCGAGTGGAAAAGAAAATTAACTGAAATGAAAAATTTTCAGTTAACTAGACCCCAAGCCGAATATGTTTTAAAATACCATCAGGTAGTACCTCGTGTTGCAAAAAAATATATACATATTGTTGAGGGATTTGCGGAAAAACTAATGGAATCCAAACACTTAACAAAACCACCTGAAAAAATTTGGTGTGAAAAATTGTTATGTGAAAGTGAAATGGCTTATCATATTTGGGGTAAAGTTTTTGAATCAGAAAAAAACTATTCAATGTGGGTACCAAAATCCGCGATAATACAAGAAGAAAAAAAATTAAACAGAGAGGTTGATTATTCCCCATATGATAATAGACCTCCTTTACCACATCAAAAAGTTGCAATTGAAAAGTTATTAGCAAATGATAAATTCATCCTTGCTGATGATATGGGATTAGGAAAAACCACGTCCGCAATTATTGCGTCTTTAGAAAGTGGTGCAAAAAAGATTTTAATTATTTGTCCCGCTTCTTTAAAAATAAATTGGCAGAGAGAAATCGAAAACTATTCAAATAGAAAGACATTAATTGTTGAAGGTCGTAAGTGGGGGTCAACATTTGATTATTACATCATTAACTATGATATTGTAAAAAATTACCACTCAACAGAAACACCTGAAATTGGTCAAGAAAATAATAATTTAATTATCAATGAAAAATTTGATTTAGCGATTGTTGACGAAGCCCACTACATTTCAAATACCACCGCACAAAGAACCAAGTTAATTAATGACATCTTAAAAAACATACCAAAAGTTTGGTTACTTACAGGTACTCCAATGACTTCAAAGCCAATTAATTATTATAACTTGTTAAGAATAGTTAATTCCAATGTCACTTTAAATTGGCAGGGATATGTTAGAAGATATTGCGGTGGATATCAATTTACTGTTAATAAAAAGAAAATTTGGAATACAGGGGGTGCAACTAATTTAGATGAACTTAGAATGAGAACAAAAAATCTCGTACTAAGACGAATGAAAACCGATATATTAGACTTACCAGACAAAATCATAACACCAATTTTTTTAGATTTAAAAAGTACATACTACGATGAAGAACTTGAAGATTTTTTAAGAATAACAAGTGAATCTAAAAATAATGAATCATTATCTGTAACAATTAATAGATTAATGAAAGTCAGACAAATTGTGTCTCAGGAAAAGATTGATTATACATGTGAGTTAATTGACAGGTGTTTAGAACAGGGTAAAAAGGTAATCGTATTTACCAATTTTACCATGTCTTTAGATATGTTACATGAAAAATATAAAAAGAACTCGGTGGTTTTAGACGGTAGAATGTCAAAAGAAAAAAGACAACAATCTGTTGACCGTTTTCAAACTGAAGACAAGGTTAAAATATTTATTTCAAATATTGTTGCTGGTGGTGTTGGTATAACATTAACGGCCGCCGAAGTTGTTATTATGAATGATTTATCTTTTGTACCAGCACATCACAGCCAAGCAGAAGACAGAGCTTTTAGATATGGACAAAAGAAAAACGTTTTAGTTTATTATCCTATATTTGAAAATACAATTGAAAAAATTGTATACAATATGCTTCAGAAGAAAAAGAATATTATTGACCAAGTAATGGGGGATGGGGATTACTCAGAAAGTTTTGCACAATCACTTCTTAAAGAAATTCTTTAAAGACGACATCATAAAATCTATGTCTTCTTGTTTTTTAGAAATACTGTTTATTATTTCAACCCACACTTCATAAATCTTGTCCGTATCAAATTTATCACTACTTGTAGGTAAACTAACAATAACTTTATTTTCGTCTTTAATATAATTTAGAATGGTATCTTCGGACACCTCAAGAGAAAATTCTATGTCATTTCTTGAACAATACATAAAGAACTCATAGAAAATTTTCGAATTAAAAATATCATCAATTTTTTCTTCCATTAATACATTGTTTTTATTATATGTATACCAACCATTAGGTTGATTTATAATTGTGTCATCTTTAAGATATAAAAACACCATTTTAGTTGGATTAATCGTATCAAATCTAAAATCGTAGTTTAAAGAAACTAAAACCAAAAAATCAATATTTTTATCCAAATAATCTTTTACATCTATTATGTTTTTGAAGCTGTCTCCTTGAAATTTTATTACCTTACTTTGGATTCTTTTTATTTTTGTTTTATCCTCATTGTTTACAGTAAACAAATCACATCCATTTACCATATCAACCGTAGACCCCCTAACTAAAGAAGTCCTATAAATTTTTGAAGTTTTAACATTCTTTTTAAAATATTGTTCAATACATAATTCACCATATGTACCCGTCCCAATAGTTTTAGAAGCAATTGTAAAAAGTTCGTAAATAAAATCACTTGGTCCAATTAAATTATGGTCGATAAAAATTTTATCCTTATAATACCTCAACCACTTAAAATAATTTTTTAATTCTAATTCGATATAATCAGAAGAATTGTTTTCAAAAGTAATCTCTTTTATTTTTTCACCATTTATTTCATTCGTACCCTTTAAGAAAAAATCTGTAAAAATCCACTCATTTAATTTTTCTATAATTTTTACATTGACAGTGTAGTGTGTATTAAATTGATTTACCGGAGACCAAGTGCCTTTTGGGGTTAAAACACCATAAGTTGAGTTTCTATTACAAAATCCATATTGATGTTTACTAAGATAAGATTCCTTAAAAATCTCCCTCCATTCACTTAAAAAGAAGTTTTTTGATGCACCCTTTATTGTACAAATCTTCTTTACATGATTTTCAATATTTCTACTATTTCCGGTCGAATACATCAATATTTGGAATATTAAAACAAATATACAGATATTTATTGGTAAATAAAAGTAATGTCTACAACTGTAATTTCAAATACGGAAAAACAAAAATTATACACCCAAGTTTTTCACTTATTGGGTTTACCGGTAAGGGGTGTTGAACTTACGGAAGAGCAAATGGATACTTTTTTAGAATTATCAGTATCCGAGTATGAACAATATGTAAGTGATTGGTTGATAGAGTCACAATGGTCAGCACTTGCCGGATTAAATGTTGATACCCAATCATTAACTAGGGCTTTTACAACAAGAAGTTTAGATTATGAAACCCAATATACCCACTCTTATTCAAAAATTGTTGGTTTACAGACAGGTGGAAATAGTGAGTTAAAAAAAGATTATATTACTTTATCTGCCAATACTCAAACTTATGTAATTCCGGCGGGTAGAGAGATAAATGAGTTATTATGGTTTACAAGAGCTGAATTAACCGATTCTATCGTTGACCCATTCTTGGGTGGTTTTGGTGGATTGGGTGGTGTTGCTTTTGGTGGTGTTGGTGGTTTTGCACAACAAGGTGCATCGGGTTCTTACTTTTTATTACCCGCTTATGATTTACTCTTAAGAATGGGTGATAGAAACATCAAGAACCGTTTAATTGGTGGTGAATTAACGTATAGAATTACCGCAGGACCAAACGGAACAAAAATTGTACACTTATATAATGTACCGGGTGGTAGATTCGATTTTGGTTCAATACAAAACAATAGAAATAGAGTTTGGTATTGGTATTATGATACAACATCCGCCGATACTTGTTTGGATAAAAACAGTGGTATTGTTAAACTACCATCAGATGTTGATACTGAAGAATTAACATGGGATATGTTAAATAAACCCGCACAAAACTGGGTTAGAAAATATCTTATTGCATATTCAAAAGAAGGTTTAGGTAGAATATGGGGTAAGTTTTCGGGAGATTTACAAGTTCCTGATAGTCCAATAAAACTTGATTATTCATCTTTACTACAAGAAGGAAAAGATGAAAAATTAAAGTTAATCGAAGAATTAATGAATAGGTTAGAAAGATTAAGACCTGACAAATTGATGGAAAGAAAAGGGTTTGAAGCTGAGAATTTGAACAAGGCATTAAAGTACAGACCATTCCAATCCCCATTTAATGTAATTTAATATGAATTTACAAGAAAATATACAAAGAATAAAACAAGTAATGGGTTTACTTGTCGAACAAGCGAATAAAACTGTTACCATTCAAGGTAAACAACCCGTAGTTAACGCCGATTGGGATTTAGTACACGGTATATTAGGTTCCAAAAGATTAAGTGAAGATTTAGAAAGAAAAGTCGGTACAGAATTAAAGAACGGTAACTATCGTGTAACCGATGTTACTGTAACATCAAAAAAAGTCGGTAATGAAATTATCACTGATGGTTCAGTGGCTTTAGTTCCCGTAACTGGTAATGAATTACCACATAAAGCATTCACCACAAGGGGTTCTATAGGTAGTAATTATGAAAGTAGACATGACACTCAAGTAAGTGGTTTACCAGATAGATTAAAATCATATTACGGTGGTGAGGTAACTGTTTTTGGTCCATATATCATTACCGTGGAAGGAACAAATGCGAAATTTAAACAATCGTTCTTTGCAGTGGAAGGTAAATCAACATCTCAACAAACAACAACTCAACCTCAACAACCTCAACAAACAACAACTCAACCTCAACAAACAACAACTCAAACATTTGACCAACAATATCGTTTAATAGAAGGGTCTACTCTTGACGAATTTAGAAATAATGTAAAGGCGAAAACAGGTAGTATATCAATAGATGAGAGTAGTGTAAATTTTTCATACACCAATAATATATTTAAAGTATCGTTCTCAACAGGCGAAACAAAAATAGACGGGATGACACTTGTATGGGACCCAAATGAAGATGATTTAAATTATAGAGTTTACACTAGAATAAAACAAGTTTACCCTAACATGATAGAAAAAGATGAATGGAAAGGTAAATCGGGAGATTATTACTATACATTTCTAATATTAAAGAAATAATTTAAATGTTTGTTGCGTGGTACGCAAAATCATTTCCATTTGTTTGAATTATTTCATCCTCATTACTTTTAATACTTTCAGCTTGAAGAGCAACAACTTTTCTATTTAAATCAACCCAATAAGGGTCTGCTAATTTTAAACTGTCTTCAACGTACATATAGAACGGGTCTCTGTTCACTCTATTCCAAAACAAGACCTCACTATCTGATAAAGTCATAACCTCATCGTATTTGTCTTGACCATCTTCTTTGAGTGGAAACCCACTTACTAACTCACATTGAGTTCTTGTAAAGTATTGTCTGTCTTCAGGTTTTTCAACCAAAATATCGTGACGTATTTCAGGACTAAACACCACCAAAAGAGGTTCAATTCTTTTATTGAAATTTGTTAGATATCTCGCAACATTATAGTCACCCGTCATATCAGGATTATTACTCAATTCTTTTTCGGATATCATGTAACAATTAATTTCAATATAATCAGGCGGTACTGGTTTATTGTATTTTAATAAAAATTCTTCTTGGTATTTTTTAGTTGGTTTACTTATCTTTTGAACATCACCATCTGATTTTTTTGTACCATTATTGATGTAATAAATTGTCTCACCTAAAGTCGCGGGATAGTTATTTTGTATAACTAATTCCATGTGGGCTTGTCGAGACATTAAAGAACCTGCTTTTGTGGTCTTTTTGATGTGTTTTTTATAGTCTTCTACAGATTGTTTTACACGAGACTTATTCGCCATCTTAGACAATGGTATTTGTTTATTATAAATTTGTTGGACGTATCTATAATAAAGTTCAACGAAAG